TACAAAGTATCGTAAGGCTATTGACCTTGAATATCGTGTACGTCATATTGTAGATGTACAAGAACGTAATGGCTTTACACTCGACGTACAAAAAGCTAGTTGTTTACAAGCAGAGCTTACAGATAAAGCTTCTGTTATAGAAGAAAAACTACAAGAAAAGTATCCACCTATAACTCAGGAAAGAGTGTCAGAGAAGACAGGAAAGAGACTGAAGGATAAGATTATTGTATTTAATCCTTCCAGTAGACAACAGATAGCTGCTCGTTTGATGGAGCAGGGATGGAAACCAGATAACTTCACACCTACAGGCCATCCTATTGTAGATGAAGGAACTCTAAAGAATGTAGATATACCAGAAGCTCAGATGATTTCTGAGTATCTCCTTCTTAACAAAAGAACTGCACAAATTAAATCATGGTTAGAATTATTAGAAGAAGATGGAAAAGTACATGGAAAAGTTCTTACGCTTAAAGCTATATCAGGACGTATGGCACACTTTGGTCCGAACATGGCACAAGTTCCAGCAGTATATTCTCCCTATGGGAAGCAGTGCAGAGCTTGCTGGAGTTCTTCTTCTCCTGATCGTGTTCTCGTTGGTTGTGACGCAAGCTCACTGGAACTAAGATGTCTCGCTCACTACATGAAAGACGACGACTATACTAAGGAAGTTGTTGAAGGAGATATTCATACCGCTAATCAAAAAGCGGCTGGTTTAGCTACTCGTGATCAAGCAAAAACATTCATCTATGCATTTATTTATGGTGCAGGTTCAACTAAGATTGGTAGCATAGTAGGAGGATCAGCTACCGAGGGTCAAAATCTTATAGATAACTTCTTAGATTCATTACCTTCTCTAGCTGAGTTAAGAAGTAAAGTTGACAATAAAGCTAGATCAGGTTATATTCCCGGTCTTGATGGTAGAAAGTTACATGTCAGGCATCAACACGCTGCTATGAACTTACTTCTCCAAGGTGCTGGTGCTATTATCTGTAAGCAATGGATCGTGTTTATTGATCAGTTAATTAAAAAGCACAAGCTAGATGTTAAGTTAGTGGCTAGTATTCACGATGAATATCAGTTTGACTGTCGCAAAAATCAAGCTGAACAGTTTGGCAAACTAACTAGAGAAGCTATGAAATTAACTGAAAAGGAATTAAACGTAAGATGTCCACTAGACAGCGAGTACAAAGTCGGCCTGAACTGGTCCGAAACACATTAATATTTCTAACGGAAGACGAAGTTAAGTTCGCTAACTTAATTGGTTCAAAAAGAAATTCCTCAAGTAGAAAGCTTAATACACCTGACAATAGATACAAGAAAACTGATCCTATAGAGATAGACCAGCTAGGTGCTAGAGCAGAAATGGCTATCTATAAATTCTGTAATCAATATCCAGAAGATATGTTTATGTTCAAGCCTAAATCTAAGGCTAACAAAACAGACTTAGGAGATATAGTTATAGAAGGCTTTAGTGTAGATGTTAAAGCTACTAAATATAAAACAGGAAAACTTTTAGCTAACATTGGTCCTTTACCGGACATAGATATCTTTGGTCTAATTGTAGAAAATAATCTTAATGAATATGATATTAAAGGTTTTCTACCTGCCTACGAATTACATGACGAAAAAAGAATTGAGATTGTAGGAAGAAGAGTGTATGCTGCACATCAGAAAGACTTATTAGATTTTGATGATGCAGTAAAAAAATATATCTCTCACACAAAAAAGGAGTTGACAAGATCAAGGTAGTTAAGTAGTATCATTTTTGTTAATTGAAACAGCCCTAATCATTGGGCAATAAAATGGAGCTTTTATAAATGGCTAATAAGAAATACGATCCTATCATGCTTACAGGTAAAGTCTATTGGGCATCTGTAGTAGAACCTAACACCACCTACGAACCAGCATGGCAAGTAGATATGTGTATTGAAGATGCTGATACTAAAGCAAAGCTAGAATCTATTGGACTACCTATTAAGAACAAAGGAGATGATCGTGGTGATTTCTTCTCTGCAAAGCGTAAAGTAAAGAAGAAAGACGGCAGTGATCGTGATGCTCCACGAGTCATTGACGCAAAGCGTAACCCTTGGGACAACCGTCTCATTGGTAATGGTACTATAGCTAAGATTAAAGTCCAGCCCTACGATTGGGATTATGCTGGTAAAAGTGGTGTTAGCTCAGACTTTATGGGTATGCAGGTCATCGACCTTGTAACATATGGTGATCCATCTAATGACTTCCAAGATGAAGATGGTTTCAGCATTGACAGTGAACTAGAAGCACTCTAAGAAAGGAAATAGAGTAATGAAAACTAATGAATCCCTAGTACTATCTGCCCTTCGTCGTGGTATGCGTGTCACGAGAAAGACATCCCTTGAGCGTGGCTGGTGTGAGAACCTTACAGCCACTATCTCTAGGCTACGTAAGAAGGGTTATACTATCGTGGCTGTACGCGCTATGTCTCCCGCTGGTGCTTACACACGATACAAACTACTATCAGAGCCTTCATCTAAGGCTGCATAGTAGTTAAATAGAGAGGCAACAGAAGATGACTAAAACAATTGAAACATTAGTAGATGATATTTATGCACTGTTTACTAATGACGAGGAAATAACAATAGAAAAAAAGCACCTCGACGCTTTTGCTGAAGCAGTAGTCGCTTCTGTTGCCTCCGCTATCTCTGAAGTACGTAAAGAAAGAGAACCTAACCTACGTCTATCTCTTGTCGGTCATAAAGATAGAAAGATTTGGTATGAGATGAAGGGAGCTAAGAAAGAACCTCTACCTGCTCCTACACTTATCAAATTTCTTTATGGTCATATCCTTGAAGAGCTTCTTATACTTTTCACTAAAGTAGCTGGACATGATATAAAAGAAGAGCAAGCAGAGTTACATGTAAATGGTGTTAAGGGACATAAGGATGCTACTATTGATGGTGTTCTAGTAGACTTTAAGTCAGCCTCTAGTTACAGCTTCAAGAAGTTTAAGGACGGTAGTATCCTTACGGATGATCCTTTTGGTTACATAGCGCAGTTATCTTCTTACTCAGAAGCAGATAAGAATCCTAATGCTGGCTTTGTTGTAATTGATAAAACATCAGGTGAGCTATGTTACTGTCCCATAGATGATATGGATATGATAAATCCTGTCTCTCGAATAGATGATATCAGGGAGTTCTTGAAGAGTGATAAGCCACCTGAAAAGTGTTATAGTTCTGTTGCTGACGGTGCTGGTGGTAACTTTAAGTTGGCTATTGGCTGTGTGTTTTGTGATTATAAACACACTTGCTGGAAGGATGCTAATGACGGCAAAGGTATTCGTACATTCATGTATTCAAATGGTCCTAAGCATTTGGTCAAAGTTGGAAAAACTCCTAACGTACCTGAAATAACTAATGAGTAAAAAATATAGATCAGGTTCAGAAAAGAAAACAGGCGATCTTTTAGAAAGTATTAATGTTCCTTTTTCTTTTGAGCCTCATTACATTGAATATACTTGGTTAGAATATAAAAAATATCTTCCAGATTTTCTTTTACCTAATGGTATCTTATTAGAAGTAAAAGGAAGATTCAAACTAGAAGACAGAAAGAAACACCTTTTCATTCGTAAACATCATCCAGATATAGATATTCGATTTGTCTTTGATAACCCTAACGGCAAACTAAACAAAGGAGCTAAATCGTCTTATGCAGATTGGTGTATTAAAAATGATTTTCTGTTCTGTAAGAACTCAGATCATCAAGTAATTGAAGAATGGGCAAATGAAAAACCAAAAGGAAAATCATCAGGAAGAAACATTTCTGATAAACGTAGAACATCTTCTAGAAACTCAGAACAAAGAAAATCCAGAAAGAGTTCTGTTCCTAAGCGTAGTCCTACAGGCACTCCTAGACGCAACAAAGCCAGAAACAAGTAGAGAACCTGAAGAAGAGAAACTAGCTAGACGATCTGCTCAAGCGTGGTTCTTTGCTTCTATTGGTGTTACTTCAGAAGACTTTGTAGACATCTGTGACTTAGCAGGAATATCTCCTGTTGATATGAGAAATTTTGCATTTAAAATATTGCGTTCTAAAGAGATTAAGTATATACGTAAACGAATTAACACGGTATTGAACTATGAGTAAAACTTGGGATAATATTTATATGTATGGTTCTATAGATAGAGATAAAGAACTTATTAATAAAATGCGAGAAGCTCGTAAAGGAATAACTACTGTGAAAGATTACAAATTTAAAGAAGATAAGTATCTCAATGAGTTATCTAAGTATATTATATCCACCTATAATGAACACTACAGTCAGTCTAAATACCAAGCAACAGATACTATAACAGACGCAGGTTATGGTGAAGGTTTTTGCATGGGTAACATCCAAAAGTATTGGAAACGGTACGGAAAGAAGGAGGGAAAGAACCGTAAAGACTTGCTGAAGATACTGCATTATGCTATCATTATGCTTCACGTTCACGATCAAAATCAGGGAGAATAAGTGTGCAAACACCTAGCTTAAACATTACTATGCTACCAGAGAGAGACGGTCTGTTTGATGAGTTAGGTATAGCAAGGCTTAAAGAATCATATATGATGGACCATGAGCTTTCTCCGCAGGAAAGACTAGCTTATGTCTCTAAGTCATTCTCTTCTAATCCTGAACATGCCCAACGTCTCTATGACTATGCATCTAAGCATTGGCTATCCTACTCTACACCAATCTTATCCTATGGTAAGTCTTCTCGTGGACTTCCTATCTCTTGTTATCTAAATTATATCCACGATAGCGCAGAAGGATTAGTAGATAATCTTTCTGAAACTAATTGGCTATCTATGTTAGGTGGTGGAGTTGGTATAGGCTTTGGCATACGGTCATCAGATGATAAGTCTACTGGTGTTATGCCTCACCTCAAAATG